TGAAGTTGTCGGGCATACAGGATGCCATGGATACCAGGATTGCCAGGGTCGAGCATCATTTTGAGCTTGCGGCGGGACCGGCTGGGTGTATGGTAAGAATTGCAAAACTTGAACAGGGGGCAGGTGCAGCGCAGTGAATTTAGACGCGCAGGATAAACAAGAAGTATTATCGATGGCGGCGAGTAGTGTCGAGTATTTCGGTAAATTATTCATGCCAAAGATATTCTTTGCCAATACGCCAGATTTTCACAGAGAGATCTACGGTGATCTTGAAAACGAGAATCTGGCGCGAGTTGGGTTTATCGCTCCGCGCGGCCACAGTAAGAGCACATTGACCTCTGTGTTATTTCCGCTATGGAAAACATTGTTTAATCCTGCTGGGAGGGATTTACTTATTATTATTATTTCAGAGGCTCAAAGTCAAAGCATTAGCTTCTTGAATATAATTAAACACAACCTGGCCAGCAACCCGCGGGTGTTACATTACTTTGGAAATTTGACCGGCGGCAAGTGGTCGGAGGATGAGTTGGTTACGTCAAACGGCGTAAGGATAATAGCTAAGGGAACTGGACAGAAAGTAAGGGGCGCTATTTCTGGAAGGGATTCAATAACGAGGCCGAACATTATCATCCTTGATGATTTTGAGAGCGAAACAAATTCACTAACTCCGGAAGCAATAGATAAAAACAAGAGATGGATTACAAGAGCAGTAGAACCATCCATTGCAGATGATGGTCGCATTATAGCGATAGGAACTATTATAAATGAAAGAGCTTATCTTTCAACGATCCGCAAAGATGAAGCGTGGAGCGTTAGATTCTATCAGGCAATAATGAATGGAAGGCCTCTCTGGCCGGAGCGCTTCTCCATGGATAGATTGAATAAAATTAAAGCCTCGTGTGAGGCAAGAGGTGAAGGCGCTTCGTTCTGGCAGGAGTACATGAATACTCCTATCGATATGGATACGCAGTGTTTCAGGGAAGACTATTTTCAGGAATTCGATTATGAGTTTCGACTTGTTGACGGGATACAGCCAACGCTGTTTAACGGCGAGGAAGAGATTCCTATACATGTTACAGTTGGAACGGATCTCGCTATCAGCACATCTCATATTGCCGACTTCACTGTTATTCTTGCTCTTGGGCAGGCAGAAGATGGAAGAAAGTTTATTCTTGGGTACGAACGATTTAAAGAACAAGACACAGTGAACATCATTGATAAGATGTTCGATGTTTGTTTTCGTTACGGAGCTTCGCAAATCAATATTGAGACAGTGCAGTTCCAGCAGGTCATTGCGAATAATTTCAGAAAAGAGATGATCGCAAAGGGTAGATATATAGGAATTGTTGAGACGAAGCCTAGGACCAGTAAGGACGCTCGCATTAAGGCGATGCAGCCAATGTACTATAGGAGAAAAGTTTACCACAGGCCGGGCATGAGAGACTTAGAGCAAGAGCTTCTTTCGTATCCAAACGGAGCGCACGATGACATTCTCGATGCCCTGCACATGGCGGACAGCATATCCCACGCGGCAGATTCTGCGGAAACCATCAAAAGGTCCAGGGATAAAAATTATTACGACAATATGGATGAGGGTCAATCATGGCTAGTACTTTAAAGAAAAACGAAGTGTCGGAGCGGATCTGGCGGATGTTTAGGGATTATGAAAATGAAAGAACACCCTGGGCAGAAGGGGCAGCCAACGATGAAGACTTTTTTGCCGGCAAGCAGTGGACCGATGAGGAAATAAGGAAAATAGTAGCCCAGGGAATGGCTCCTCTTGTTGTTAACAGAACAATGCCAGTGATCCTGCAGGAAATCGCTATCTTTACTTCAAAGAGGCCAACGTTTAGGTATTTTCCAAGAGACGATGGAGACAGCAAGATCGCAGCAGTGTGGTCGGATGTGGCTGCATATATATGGCATAACAGCAATGCGGATAGCGAGCTTCAGCAAACAATGAAGGATTACTTTGTTACTGGAGCCGGCTATTTGCAGGTGAGGGTTGCTCCTGATGAAAATTTTGGAGACGGTGAAATACAAATTGAATCGCTTCCTCTTTGGGATGTTTATCCCGATCCCAACAGTCGTAAAATTGATCTTTCTGATTCACGTTCAATTATTGTTTCTCGGCTGGTCGATGAGGGAACAATTGCTTTTCATTATCCGGACAAGAAGGCTGCGATAAGAGCGGCGGCAGCCGAAGAGGGTTCGGTCATGGACAGACCGTATAGCAACCCGTCAAACGGCGGAGCTATTTCACATAGCGATTATCAATATTCTCCATCATATGACAATAGCAAAAAGGTGAGAATAATTGAGTGCTATGAGAAAATAAAAGTACCAGTTTACCGTAGAATAAATATTACCTCCGGCGATGATGGTATATACAGGAAGGATGAATGGGACCTGGAGCAGCTCACTCGCGGAGACTCAGAGGTATTCAGTACGCATATTACAAGAATAAAGAAGACCGTTACTTTAGGGCAGTATGTAACCTTGAGCATAGAGGAGATGCCTACAAGCCGTTATCCTATAGTCCCATTCTTCCTTCATCATAACAGGAACCCGTATCCAGTCGGTGACGTTTCTGTTATCAAGGGCATGCAACAAGAGATAAATAAACGTAGATCAATCATGATTCATAATGCAACCCTGGCTGGGAATTACAGAGTAATGGCAGAGAAGGGGTCGATAGCGAACAAGGCAGAGTATGAAGAAAAAGGTAGCACTCCTGGATTTATCATGGAGTACCACCAGGGATTTACTCCTCCAAAAGAAATGCTGCCCCAGGCCCTTCCTACTGCATGGATACAATTAGAGCAAGAATCCAAGGGCGACGTTGAATACGCTGTGTCCGTATTTTCGCATATGATGGGAAATGCCTCAGATGCTCCCGATACATATAGAGCATTGCTGTCGCTAGAAGAATCTGGACAAAGAAAGATTAGGCATAAGGCGCAACACGCAAATCATGCATTGCGAATACTTGGCCTGGTAGTATTTGATTTAGCATCTAGGCTTTATGACACTCCAAGAATACTTAGAGTTGTTGGCGAGGACAATATAGAAGTAAAAGAAATTGTAGTTAATGGAATTGAAATTGAAAACGGAGAGCGAAGAAAAATAAATGACCTTTCTGCTGGCCGGTACGATCTCGTTGTAAACGATGGCGCATCGATGCCTACGAATAGAATGGCTCTCTTGAATATGTATCTTGAAATGTATCAACTCGGATTAGTTGATAAAACTGAGGTACTAAAGAAAACTGATATAGTTGATAAAGAAGCTCTACTTGAACGCATTGGTGAACAGCAGCAGCTTATGGGTCAGCTGGACGGAATGGAAGAACAGATGAAGGACCTGGAGGGACTTAATCAAACATTGCGCAGGCAGCTACAGCAGGCAATGTTGAAGCAGGGCGTTGAAGAAATGGCATCTAAGCAGAAGACGATTGTGGCAAGTCAGCAGGCAACTGCCGAAGCCCAAAAGTCTATAATGAAAGCTCGAATGGGTGATGCCGTTCAAATGACCAAGGAGAGGATGAAGTTACACGAGTTGACTACTCAACAGCGAGTATCAACAGCATTGGCTGAAATAAAAGCCAATCGAAAAACTAAAACGGAGGCTAAGAAATGACAGAGGAAAACAAAGAACTAGCAGTAGATGAAAATGGATTTACTGAAGAAATGACGGCTCTTGATTCTCGCCAAGGCGACATAAAAGAGCTAGATCTCGAATCCGGCGAAGTAACAACAGCTGATCCAGATAACGAGAACAAACCTGACGAAGGTGCAGAGTACTGGAAGAACAAATACAATAGAGCGGCTGCAGATCATAATGATCTCGCGCAATATGAGGCTCTTATTGATGAACTGAAGTCTCGGCCAGATGTCGTCAAGGTGTTAGAAGAAAAGCTTAGTCGTGAAGTCGCGGGTGTTGAGGATACTGATTACAGTAGCCCAGATTACCCGTGGGGAGCACCAGATGAAGGTGACGCACCTAAAAAGCAAGCACCGTCCCCAGATGATCTGCGGACGCAGGTTGCGAATGAGCGAGCCATTCAGAAAGCTCAAGAAGATGTTCAGGCTTTTGTAGGTACGCTGGGTGACATCGGCGTGCCGGACCATACGGTAGATGAATTCTTAGAATTCCTAAAAAACCCTAGCGGCACTACTGTGCAGGATTTATGGGCTGCATATGAGAGCCAGTCTAAAAGAGTAAAAGGAGAGAACGATCTGCCGGGAAAAGGTCAACAGAAAAAAGAAGTAGCGGGTGGACCGTCTATCACCGATATGGGTGGTACGACAGATCGTCCTAATGCTAATCAATACATGAGTCACGAGGGAGGGCACAACTATGTGCCTGACGCGAATGACCTATAATTAAAGGAAGAAAAGTATGGCTACTATAGGCGTGGACGTAGGTTCACAAAATACACAAGATCAGTATATGGGTTATGGCACGGGCTTTAATAATCCAGATCGATTCGTTTTGGACATGAAAGAGCGTGTCCATTTACTATCACCTTCGGCAAGTCCTTTTTTATCATGGGCGACCATGGTACGAAAGACACCTTGTCACAACACTGTATTCAGTTGGATGGAAGATGAGCTATTTACTCATCGTGACTTTAAGGCAACTCTTAAATATATAACTGTTGGCGATGATGCTCACATTTATTTGCTTCAGCTGAAGAGCGGAGCCGACTGGCAGGCAATTGAGGCGGCGGCCAAGGCTGATACTTATTCAGATGACAAGCCGACTATTGTAATGACTATAAATAATGGAGATGTTTCATATACATTCCAGCCAAATATGAACGCACTGAGATATGGTACAATTTCTCGCCAGTTGACAAGTTCAAATGAAGGAGATACAACATCTGAGTTCTACTTGAATTCTATTGTGTTGCAAGAAATTGATGACGATGTAGTTGTTGGTGGTGTACTAGGAGAAATTTCTGCGATTACATCCGATGTGTATACCGATGAGGCTTTCGATACAGATGACTGGCGAGGAGAAGCCGGAGATCCTATGGGCGCGGATGGAGTAACTTGTGAAGTTATGGTTCACACTACTACGCCAGATGAAGCGTTAAAGGGATATGCGCAGGGTTCTGGTTTGCCAAATGAGACTCGTAAAGTTTCTCGTTCATTCCATAACTACACTCAGATCTTTAAGACTCCTTACAGCATTGCAAATACTTTAAAAGTAGTTAAGATGTATGGGGGTCCAGAGCTGGCAAGGTTGCGCTTGCGTAAGGCCATCCAGCATAAGACTGAATTAGAGAGAGCTATTCTATTCCAGGGCGGCGGGACTGAGCATACTGATTGGGGTGAGCTTCCAACGACAGCAGAAAATCCTCTGACAAGATTTATGGGACTTGGAGTTGGGCAGCCACAAGCTACTGCTGGTATTATCAAAACCAAAAATGGTGAGTGGAATAACGATTTCCGCTTTGATACCAGCTCTCCGTCTGTTGCTAAAATTAACGATTTGTGTGAGGCAATATTTGATGATACTGTTGACTCTCCGAGTTCAACTAAGATCGTGTTCGCCTCTAATAAATGGATGCTTGCGTTGAGTTCATATGCCGCAGATTCCACAAGTAACACATACACGTTTGGCAACTGGTCGCGATCGGAAAATGCAATTGGACTGAAGATCAATGAGTTTACTTCACCAGTAGGTAACTTGAGATTTGTTCCAATGCCTCTGTTCCGCGGAAAGTACGAAGACTATGCTCTGGTAGTAGATATGCCGAACATAGAAATGCGTCCGCTTGCAAGTCGCGATACTCAGCTATTCTCAAATGTAGGAACAAATGAAATTGATGGGCAACTTGATTATTTCATGACTGAGACTGGATTTGAGGCTCGCCATGAGTCAACACACGCTATTCTAAAATTGGGTGCAGACCTATAGAATGGCTTTAGCAGGTCAGTCGACCGTAGCAGTGGGGGTTGCCCACCAGCCCCTGCTGCTTAAATAGGAGAAAAGAAATGACAATAACTCCGGAAGATTTAGGCTATGCAGTGGGGGCTAAAATAGATGTGCCAATAGATAATGATTCTATTCCGTCAAGCGATCAAATAACTAGATGGGCTATTGACGGAGCCCAGCAAATGGCTGCGCTTATGCCGTCAGGCAAAGCAGATACGCTTTTATTGGAGCATGTTGTAACTAGCAGCGGTGAGCAGATTCCTGCTTTTGTTAAATTTCACAGAGCAAAGTTTGGTGCTATTAATTTAATTGCAGATCCTGTTGATTTTAAGACAAGTACCGGTACTTGGAGCCCTCATAACGCTTACCACCTGTTAACTCAGAATGGAGTAGCGGACGCTCCGGATGGCAGCGATGCGCAAATATGGGTCACTACTGATAACTATGATTGGCAGGCCGTGAAGACGGTAAATTATACTGTTGAAGAGGGAGAGCGAGTTGCTTTTAGTATTAATGTAAAAAACACAAACGGCTCAGACAAGACGACTCTTCAGGCGGTAATTGGCGAAACTGCCATTGTGACTTGTTCTATTTATTGGGACGACGAAGTTCTTGAAAGCTTTAGTCCTTACGGTAGCGCACCATACAACCCATCCGGAGAATGTATCGATCGCGGAAATGGATGGTATAGAATAGGAGGGTTTTTTACTGGACATGAAGAACTTCCAGAAGAATTTTTTATAAGAATATTTCCATCTGTTCCAGTAGACGGCCCAGACGTTATTGCGGCCGGTGAAGGAACGGCTCTTTATGGAGCGCACGTAGAAAAAAATACAGCAAGTATTTCTTCGTTTGATTTTAATATTCCAGGGATACAAGTTACCGAAGATCTTTTTGATTTTCATACTGGATTTTTAAATTTTCAGTTTTCAGATGACAGGCCGGGCTATGCCTTGTCTGGTGATAGGTTCTTTTATCATCCGGCATATAATAGAGATGCAAAGGTTTGGTTTGTAAAAAACCCATCGGTGCTTTCTCATATTCCGGATAAATGGATAGGCGCTATCTCTGCTTATGCGGCTGCGCAGGCAAGACAGCAGGACGATGAGTTGAATGCGTACGCAGCATTGTACCAAGAATTCCGCCAAATTTTGGCAACACTCGCAGGTGCTCCTGCAGAACAAGAAGGATAGATTATGTTATATGGAGAAATCAGGGCTTCTTTTTATTTAGGGCTTGGTGAACATGCTACTAAAATAAGCCAGTTTCAATTTGGAGAAGCGGTTGACGCTGCTCAGTCTTGGATCGTTAACACGCTGCCACCGTCGTTGCTACAAGAACTTCATTCTACTAAAGTCGTAACCATATATGAATCAGGCGCAGGGAATGCTCCAGATGGATTTATAAAAGAGATAGCTTTGGCAGATAGCTCTGGTGCTTTATTCAGGCTTATGCCGAAAATTAATTTTGAGACATTTAAAAGCATCGGTACATATGATACTATCGCTTCGGTTTCGGCTGGCGGGGTAAACGTTTCGCCGGCTCCAGGGGAAGGAGAGGATTTTGACTTAACATTTTTAAAAGAGCCAACTTATTACGTAACCGTTACTGGTGAGACTGCGACATACGCGGACGATTCCGGCTCTCCGGACTTCAATGCGTCACTGCATTACATGATTATAGATTACGCGATTGGAACTGCAGCTGCTCAGGTTGGAGACATGAATTTATATCAGTCAAAGATGTCTAGTGTGTATATCGCTGCAAAGGGCAAGGGCGCTCAAATTAATATGGGCAGTCAGGATAGCAGGTAATGAAAATTAAAGAATTGTACGAGCAGGCCATTATTGTTTTTGGTGCTGATATTTCAAGGCAGATGTTTCTCAACATATTGCATGGAGAATTAAAGTACATATCGAAAACATTTTCTAAATCAGAATTCTCTAGCTATGTCGGAGAGGGAACATATTCTCTTGGTACCGACTTCAGGCCGCCAGTAACAGATGTATTCGTAGAGGGCAAAAGGTATGTAAAAGTGCCATGGAAAACAATGTATGAGGCTCTTGGTACGGAATATCAATCGGGGAGGCAGTAATGGATTTACATTGGTCTTGGTCTGACGGTCAACTATGGGTCTATCCGGCCCCAGCTATTGCCGCCAATGTTGCGGTGTATCATAATGGATACGATCTGTCTGCGTTTGACAGGGCCGCCGAAGGCGGCTTTGATGGCGAGATAATGGAACAAGACGTTCCGCTTTCAGAAGAGCTTGTTCAGTTGGTTATGAATAGAGTACAACGAAGACTTTCTGAAATGAGTGGAGATATTACTAAGGCCACTTATTTCATGCAGCAATCTTATCTTCTTGAAAGAGAAGTCAGGCGCGTGTATGGAGATGATGATTTTGATGGGACTACTGGAGTTATAAAGACTGGCGGGATTTAATGCAGTATCCAGAGATACCGAAACAGATATTAGAAATAATGTGGCACCTCGGTATTACCGATGGTGACATAACTCCAGGCTATGTTCGAGAGCTGGTTAATCTTGAATTGGACAGACCGGGCGAGCTTCGCCCTCGCAAGCAATGGACGAGTACGGACTTTCCTGATGGGGCCGGCTGTGGTAAGTATTGTGGAATGCAGATGCACGATCCTTCTGGATCTGTTACGTGGGGCGGCAACGGAGTAATAGAGTTAGAAAATGACGGAAGTAATTTAATAATTAATTTGCATGGCTATACTCCGGCACTGAGCGAAACAATATGTGCATCAGTGAGCGGCGAGTATGATTTGGTCGATATTGATGAGTGCTTTATTGAAGATGTTGATGGCAGGTTTTATATATTTGTTTATGGCGGCGCTAAGCAGGACGAAGATAATTGGGCGTATTCAGTTTATATTCTTTCGTATGTTTCGGGACATGATATTATTTCTGCAGCAGCTATTGATACTACCGATATTACTTATGACGAACTTGATGGGTCTACAATTTATGGCGAGCGTTTAGTTAACGCATCGGAGGCGGATTTAGATGTTGGCGAGTTCTTGTATTCTGTTAGTGATGAATGGATGGTTACGAGCTTAAAGAAAGACGCTCCATCTTTGGGCAGCGAATATTCGGACGCAAGCGAAGATGTTGTTTTGGTTTTAGGGTTTATTGAATCAGAGAGAGTTTCTGATTATGTAGAAGATCTTGTTGGTGGCCAGATAGATTATTTGGAAGCAAGTGAAAGGCTTGAGTATAGGATTCAGGCAGTATTTAGAGATGGAGCGCTTTCCGGATTAAGTGAGGGCGTTGTTAATGGTACGTGCAGTGCGGCCAGGGGAAGAATTTCATTAAATCTATTTGTTAGCAAAAGCTATCTTTCTGCGAATACGGACATTTCAGCCATTAGGATATTTCGTAGAATAAACGGAAAGACTGAAGGGCTTGATTGGGAGCTTGCGAGAACTATAGATTTGACAGAAGACGCAGTAAATGAATCAATCGGTTCTCAGTCGTACACAATGACGGCCGATGGGTCGCAATTGCTTCGCGCTGGTAGTGGTGCCATTGGGCATTATAATTCAGGGTCGACCCTGATTACTGATGAAGATGATGGCTATCGGAGTCACTTCGAGTATATGGGGTGGCAGGCCGCAGAGGGTGCCGATTTTGCCGGCCAGGAGTATTTTAAATATATACCACTACATCGTTATTCGGAATCAGATTTAACCCACAAGCCATGTGCGAATGCAGTATGGAAGGGCGACAGGTCGGTTACTATTCGTGGAGTATGCGGTGGGTATTTGCCAAAAATTGGATACTACAATTATGATTATTATGGATGCTCCAACGCAGACACAATAATATCATATATCCCAATTAGCAATTTTCAGCAGAGAAGAAAATCGGAAGATGATTTATATGTTATACTT